AACAAACCTAGCTTGTGCAGCAGAAGCATCACCCGATAAGTATTCAGCAGGGATACGAGCAACTGGAATACCAGCTAGTTCACGTTCAACTGCGATAGCCTCAATAGCCTGAAGGTTATTCAGATACTCATAAGAGGTATAAGCATTACGCAGGATAGAACGACCCGATGGATCACCATTAAGGCTGGTAGTGCGGTAGTACAAGGACTTGTTAACTGGGATGTAGTTCTTGTTCATTGCGTTACCAACGCTCTGTTCAATCCCCAATACGTCACCAGTCTGATTGTCTACATCAAAGCGGTTAATGGTCCAAGGCGCACGGGCAGCAATCTTACGGACACCCATACGTCCGTCAGCATACTTAGAACGCTTCTTGTCAGAACGCTCATAAGGACCAACACGGCGTTTGTAGACCACCTCAAACCAAGCAAAGCCATACGACAAGAACGACAAGGCTTCCGCAACATGGTCGTCAAGCGAATGGTCCATGTCATGTAGGACGCTCTTAACGAAGTCGGCTTCAGCAAGAGCCTCTGGCGTATCATTAGCGGGTTTGACATCCAAGTTGACATCCCGCAGGATTTGCTCAACGGAATACATAACAGCGCCAATGGTACTATCGTTGTCACGCATCTCACGATACTTACGGACAGCTTTCTTACCACGAAGTTCTGGCAAGAACTCATCAGCACGAATCTGACCGTTACGAGTGTTATCACCCGCTACACCAAGAACTGACTTAGATTCTGCTTCTGAGAGACGCTTAACCATGACTAAAGGTTTCCATATAATTATTTGGGAGAGGAAAGCCCTTTAGAACTGCTATAAACAAGGGCGAGTTTGGGTTTGGCATATCCATTGAGGGAAAGGTCAGTCAAGGCCCATACAAGAGCATCAAGTCTATCTGGAGAACCAATGCTACCAAGTGGCTCCCACGTTCTCATTTGAGTTTCGAGTTCGTTCAGACTAGCTCCGTCAGGAGGGTTGGATACATGTTTAACTAGACCCCGTTCATATAATGCTGATATAGGTTCAGCACGAGCGTATTTACCACGAGATGCTCTTACAGCCTTATAAGGGACTGTTTCATCTTCCCCGTGGATAGTAGTCTTAACCATATCACCGCCTTGGTTGACTTCGGCTACGATACGATCAGCTTGATAGTAATGATAGAGTTGAATAGCTTTTAAGGCCCATCCTTGTGGAGACAGCCTGTCTGTGTAGTCACCTAGAACGTAAGAAATGCCATTGACATCAAGGCCAGCGACGACAATACCTGTCATGTCACTCTCTTTGTTAGTCGTAACGGCTGGATCAAGGGCAACGACAATACGAGTTAGATCAGGGAGGTTTTCATGCTTGATAGTGGCATTATCCAGCATATCCGTTGTCCAGAGAGCGCCTTGGGCTTCTTCTAGGATTTCGGCATATAGTTCTTGGCGACCAAGACGAGTTCCCTCATACTGTTCCTTAACGGCAGTGAGGTAAGTTCCTGCAAGGTTAGCAGCGTTATCAAAAGTAGAACCTGTGGTAACATGGGTTTTCTTATCTTTCAGTATCTGCGTAACTAATTTAGTAGGCTTAGGTGTCGTAGTCACCATGATACGAGGATGTTTACCAAGACGCATACAGAACTGAAGCATAGCCCAAGTATCAATGTCTTTATTCCAAGCTGCTAACTCGTCACACCAAGCTAGTTCAAACTGAGGACCACGAAGACGTTCAGGCTCTTCAGCAGAGAAGAATTGGACTTGAGCGCCATTCTCCCATGTGAGCGTACGTTTAGTGGGGGACCATTCAGGAAAGCCCATAGCTTTACCTTTATAAGTCTTATCGCCTTTCCAGCATACAGAAAGGAAACCAGACTCGCCTTTAACCATAACTCGTTCAATATCTGAGTTGGTAGAGGCTACAGCAGCAATACGTTTAACGCCACGCTTGACGTTCTCTCTGACCCACTCAACACCTGAACGGGTCTTACCGTAACCACGACCAGCATTGATGAACCAAGTGTTCCAATCACCCTCTGGCTCTAGCTGATTATCTCTAGCCCAGAAGTTCCAATCGTGCTTAAGTTCTTCAGACTTAGCTGGACCCAGAGCTGATAGAGCAGCCTTTACCTTTTCAGGTGGTAATTGTCGTAGGGTTTCAGCCGTCAGCTTTCTCTTGGTCGGGGTCATCTGTGATTCCTAATAGACCCATGAAGGCATCAATAGCACTTTCATCAAAGTCTGGATCAGTTTCTTGTTCCGCTTCAACAACGGTTTGAGTTGGAGACCAACCACCCTTGGAGCGAAGGAACAGTTCTTGGGACTTGAAGTCACCCTCTAACGCTTGGTCAATAACTTTCTTACCGACCATACCGTTAATCCTAGCACGTTCACCCTCAATGAAGGTTCCATAGTGCTTATATAGTGTAGCTGTAGATTTTGGTGCATCATTTAAGTGTTGCATAGAGGCAAGCATCTGACGAGTACTGATACCACCCTGAATGCACTCAAGGATATGCTTTTCTACCATTTTACTGTAGTTGAGTCTTTCCAGAGCCATAATGGGAAGTTCTTTCTTCTGGTGCGTGATTACATCACTATAACGACAAATAACTTAAGCTGGTATGACAGATTCTCAACTTGATAAGTTAATAAAGAAACTGAGTGATCGGCAAGACCTCTTACCTAAACAACATTATGTGATGAAGTTCGTCTTGGTTCACCCAGTAACTGACATACTATAGTATAAACTTTAGTATATTACTTATCTAGTTAATAAACTCAACTAGCTTAAATGACTTAAGTGAGATACTATAGTATTACTTAAGTTCTAAACTTATCTAGTTATACTGATACAGTTAGAAACTATAGTATATACTTTAGTTTGTCTCTCTCAATAGTATATAAGTACTTTTTTTTAATTCTTATGCAAGAAAAAACAAACTATTTTACAAGCTATTGAAATCTAACGAAAGAATTATTTGACCAAAGGGTAAATTATTTTGTTTTTTGTCGTTTGTAGGGTCGTTCGTTCTAGAACGTAGTCCAGCTACTGCGTAAGATAATAGCCGCCCTTTTACATCTTTAGGTAGAGCAACTAATTCTTTGTTTTGGATTCATGTTGGCATACCCACCCCCACCGAATCACCCCCGTATGAATACAAGGGTCCCACCAAAGTATATCGAGGCGCTCAAAAGGATAGGTCGATAGTATCCATTCGAGGGTTTAACGCCCGTCTGATAATCTTTTGTATTCAAAAGGATAGGGGAATCGCCGCCCCAGTCAACTTGTTTTGCAGGGTTATAATATAACGCTATACCTTAGTATATACACGACAAAACAAGATATAACCTATTCAAGACTCTGCATATATGCACCTTACTTCCTTTCCCAAGGCGGGGGGTGATCGTTAGACAAAAGGTAACACTCCCTCGCGAGTCTTTCGTATTGTTTACCCTCTTTATAGAAATTGCTTCCATAACAGTTTTGCGCTGTTCGGTGTAGGTAAGCGAATATATGCAAGAATTGATATACGTCTTTGTTGTCCATTAGATTGCCCCTTGTGCTATAGCGTTTGCCTTACGTTTGCTCGCCCCGTGGGCAGGAAAACCCACGATTGCGTCACGTTGTTTTTGACATAAGCCACAAGTATAGCAAGATATATCGTCACGGATTGTTGCGGGACAGATGACCACCTTACGCCCCCTCGGCGTTGTCACATTGGCGTTTGCGTCTTGCGGTAAAACGACCACGATAGGTGCGATTCCCATATCTGCTAGAATATCGGCGTGATCTAAGTTATTGCCAGACAGATTGACGGTGAACCCCTTTGCATTAGCTTGTTTGATTGCGTCACGTTCCAATGCGCTGTGCAATGGCTTGTGCGTATATGTAAAACCGCGCTTGCCCCTATTGGCTTTGACTAGAAGGGTTAACGCTGCAATATCAAGGGAATCGCCATTGCCAGCCAAATCGCCCGCTTGGTTGTGGCGCCATAGTTGCCCCCTTGCTAATCGGGATATTTTATCAAGAAAATTGCCATAGGAATCCCCCGATATCCCCTTTGTGACTTTGCGCCAATGCAATGCCAAGGGGCCAGATTCAGCATATCATCCCCCCTTGTTTGCGTTATTAAACGGGCAAGCGC